TAACCGATCCTTCTAGAATGCCACCAGAGCAGGAAGAGGGTCCATCACCTGACGAGCAAGCTAAACTCCTTGAAGCTCAGGTTAAACAGGAAGAGCTGAAGATCAAGGCCGCAGAGGTTCAGATTAAAGCTCAGAAGATTCAACAGGAATACCAGAAGTTACAGGTAGACACTAACTTGAAACAACAGGAAATTAATCTTGAGCGTGAGCAGAATCGCGCCGTAGCTATAGGGAGAACATAATGGCTGAAGGTAGACCAACAAGTGTTGGAGGCATAGGCGGCGGTATTAAAGCAAAAAAACGAAAGAAAGTTCATAAGGGCGTAGCTACTGGCTCAAGGGGTGGAACTCATGGTTATCATAGTGGGCCTTTAAGGGGCGGCACTGTAAAGAGAAAGAAAAATCCAGACCCAACATGGACATAACCTATAGGTAGAAAATGACACCAGAGGAAAAGGAACGTAGAGCGCATTCCTTAATAAACGACCCGCTCTTGAAAGAAGCATTTGATGTATTGAAAGAAGATTTAATGAATCGCTGGAGTCATAGCGGTTCAACAGATTTGGAGGCCAGAGAATCTATCTGGCTTGCAATGAGACTGCTTGACAGAATCCATGGTCATATAAACTCCATAATAGAAACTGGACACATGACCAAGGTAATGGAAAAGCAACACCCATATATCTGATAGAGGAATTTAATTATGGCGGATACGCAAACTGCCCCGCAACCAGCGGCCCCTGAGCCGTTACCAGAGCTACCCGGAAGTGTTAGGGAAGCGCAAGAAGCATTACTTGGTCTAATAGACTCCGAGGGAGAAATCCCAGAGGACAAACCTAAAGCCGAGGAAGCACAACCTACCGAAGAAGAAGAGTCTCAACCCGAAGAGGAAGATGAATCATTTGAGGAGGAATCTGAAGAGGAAGAAGAAGCCGAAGAGGCGGAGGAAGAATCTGAAGAACCGGAAGGTGAAGAAGAAGAGGAACTCTACGCAGTCACCGTAAATGGTGAGGAAGTAGCAGTCAGCCTTGACGAACTTCTTAGCGGCTATAGCCGACAATCCGATTACACTCGTAAGACGCAAGAAGTAGCTAATGATCGAAAGGAAATGGAAGCACTGCAACAGCAGTACAACTCCGAAGTACAGCAGATTCAGCAAGAGCGTCAGCAGTACATGGATGCTCTAACCAACATTATAGCCAACCAAGGCGGTGAGTTAGAGAAATTTGCCAACGTAGATTGGAATACTTTAAGGGAAGAAGACCCCATAGAGTATGTTACAACTAGGGAACAATATAGAGAAGCTCAGGAAAAAATCCAAGGTTTACAGCATGAGCAAGCGAGAGCAGCTCAGGCTCAACAGGCTGAAAATAAAAAAGCCCAACAGGAAATGTTGCAAGTTGAGAAGGGTAAATTAGTAGAGGCTCTTCCAGAGTGGGGTGAACCAGAGAAGCAAAAAGAGTTAGCTACAAACCTTCAATCCTATGCAAAGGAACAAGGGTTTACCGCAGAAGAACTCAATAGTCTGGTTGACCATCGTTCTATATTAGTTTTGTTAAAAGCTCAAAAATTTGACCAATTACAAAAGGCCGATGTAAAGTCTAAGAAGCTAAAAAACAAACCAAAAGTTATTCGATCTGGCAAAGGTGAATCAAATAGAAATAGTAGCAAATCTAAACGTACTGCACAAATGAAGCGTCTTCGACAGAGTGGACATGTAAATGATGCGTCTATTTTGTTTGAAGATTTTATTGATCTAGAATAGGAGAATGTAAATGGCAGTTCCTACAAATACTAGAATCACCTATGGTGCTATAGGCATCAGAGAGGATTTAAGTAATATCATTTATAATATCGCTCCTACTGATACTCCCTTCTTGAGTGGTGCTGGTCGTGATTCTTGCGACAACACCTTATTTGAGTGGCAGACAGACACGTTGGCAACTCAGGCCAATAACAGAAGCGTTGAAGGCGATGACCCTTCCTCACTAGCTGTTGCTGAACCGTCGCGTGTTACTAACTACACTCAGATCAGCATAAAGGCTGTTCAAAGCTCAGGTACTGCGGAAGCTGTTGATTTTGCTGGAAGAAAATCCACGCAGGCGTATCAGTTGGCGAAACGCGCTAAAGAAATGAAGCGCGATATGGAAAAGATGTTGATGGATAACGTAGCTAAAGGCGCTGGCGCTCCCGCTGGTAGCCCGGTTGCTCCGGTAGCTCGTATAACTGGTGGCTTAGGCGCTTGGATTGGAACCAACTATGCAACTGTTGGTACCGGTTCTCCGGCTCCTGCAGCTCCTGTTGGAGCTAATGGTACGGCGGCGGCTACAGATGCGGCTGCAACTGGTCCAATAACTGAAGCTAAAATGAAAGAGGTTATCAAAGAGTGTTTTGATAGCGGTGGCTCACCCGACACTATTCTTGTTGGTTCTTCTCAGAAACAAACCATTTCTGGGTTGGCTCAATCAGTGTCAGAGTTACGAACCGATGCTAATAAAGCGGCTCCGGCACATGTCGTAGCCTCTGTAGATGTATATGTTAGCGATTTTGGTACTTTCAAAATTATGGCTGATCGTTTTCAGAGAGCGCAAGATATGTGGTTCCTTGATTTCGATTTCTTTGCCGTATCGTACTTACGTCCATTCCGTACGGAAACACTAGCCAAAACTGGTGACAGCATCAAACAGATGTTGATTGCCGAATATGGCTTGAAAGTTAAAAATGAGGCCTCTTCAGGCGTCCTTGCTAACTGCTCGTAAGTAATCTGGTAGCGGGGGGATACGTCTCCCCGCATACCTTTTATGTTTCTATACACAAAAACTCCTACAATAGTTGTAATCGACGGAGTTTTATCTCCAGAAGAATGCAACTCTATTGTTGACTACTCTAAAGATAAATTGGAGCGCAGTAAGGTTGCTCAAAAGGGTGGTGGAGATTCCGAGGATATTGACAGGACATCATCTGGTTTATTTGTAGAACATGAAGAATTCCCGGAATTATGTAAAAGACTTTCTGAGATAGCTAATCTACCGCTTACTAATGCGGAGCCTTTAAATGTATTAAACTATCAAGAGGGTCAAGAGTATAAACCTCATATGGATGCTTTTAATGAGGATCACCAAAAGATAAATGGTGGACAAAGAGTATTAACTTGTATTGTCTATTTAAATAATGCGAGTGGCGGAGGCACAGCTTTTCCGGCATTAAATATGATAGTTGGTTCAATAGCCGGAAGATTGCTTATGTTTGAGAATGTTGATGGGGATTTAAATCCGCATGAGCTATCATTACATCAAGGCCTTCCACCGCATGAAGGAGAAAAGTGGGTAACAACATTATGGTTCAGAGAGAACAAAGTAAGTTAGAAAAGGCGTTTACGCCCAAAGGTTCTGCGATTAAAAAATCACCGAAGCCAAAGGCTAAAACAACCAAGGAACATTTACAGTCCTATGCCGGTAACCCCGGACAACAGATAGGCGGTAAGGGGTATTTAGTTGGCTAAGAGAACATTACTTGATATTATGCCTCATAGGTGGGAAGAGCATATTGAAGAACCTGATGGCACTTTTACCATCGCCACTCACCAAGATGCACAGCCTATCTTAGATCATACTAAAGCGGTGTACAATAGTTATGGTGATAAACTAACGCCGGGCAAAAGAGGAGAGTTTCATAGGGTCGCATCTATACCTTTAAATGTATGGGACCAATGGAAAAAGGAAACCAACAATGCTATTGAAAAGGATCAAAAGCTGTTGGCTAAATATCTGAATGATCCAGATAACAAATATTTTAAAACATCACCAACAAATATATAGAGGATAGGACATGGCGCATTTAGAATCTGATCTTTATCGACCGGCTGGCGTGACGCAGACCATTACCTCTAGTGGCTCATCTGCCGCTACGAGTAATGCTATTAGCGCACAGACTTATGCGGTTACAATAGTGGCTACTCAAGATGTTTATTTAACGTTTGATACAGCACCTACAGCAACCGCTACCAATGGTGTATTTCATAAAAAGGATTGGCCAACCACATACCGGGTTGCTCCGGGTGAAAAGATAGCTGCCTTACAGGTAAGCTCCGGTGGCACTGTCTACGTTTCTGAACTGACAAGATA